AGAGGATGCGGCTGTGCTGGAGTCGCCAGAGCATGCGGCTGTGCTGGAGGCGCCAGGGGATGCGGCTTTGCTGTAGTAGCCAGAGGATGCTGCTTTGCTGGAGTAGCCAGAGGATGCGGCTTTGCTGGAGTTGCCAGAGGATGCGGCTTTGCTGGAGTCGCCAGAGGATGCGGCTTTGCTGGCGTTGCCAGAGGATGCGGCCGTGCTGGAGTAGCCAGAGGATGCGGCTTTGCTGTAGTCGCCAGAGGATGCGGCTGTGCTGGAGACGCCAGAGGATGCGGCTGTGCTGGAGTCGCCAGAGGATGCGGCTGTGCTGGAGACGCCAGAGGATGCGGCTGTGCTGTAGTCGCCAGTTGCACTATCTTTTGACTCCTTTTTAAAAGCCTCAAAACCTGTAGTTGCTATGCTAAAAACATCCGCTAATGCTTCAATTGCTGATTCTGCTTGATTTTTTGTTTCATTTGACATGATTATTTACCCACTTTTTCAAAAAACTTTTTATCTTCCACGTATTTTATGACACCGTGCTTTTTAGTGCTTCATTTTCAGTTATCATTTCATTTCCCTTTTTACTTGGCATTCTATTTCTCTTTTCATCTCGCTTGGGTTAATAACTCAATTAATTCATCAGCTTGTGTACTTCGTGCCGTGGCACGTGCAGTATCAGCAGCACCATCGGCATAAGCAGCAGCAGCAGCAGCGGCAGAAGAAGCAGCATAAGCAGCATAAGCATCAGCAGCAGTATAAGCAGCAGCATAAGCAGCAGAAGCAGAAGCAGAAGCATCAGCAGAAGTAGCAGTATAAGCAGCAGCATAAGAAGAAGCCCTCGCGGCAGAACGCCATTCTTGGCGGCTAACAGCGGCACTTGTTATTTTGCGTTGATATAAATCAGCGATATCTCGCATAATCTTTTTATTTTTTACATATTTTATAACTCCATGCTCATCATCGACTAAAAGCCAGTGTAAAAATTTATCAGTAACTAGCGATAAATCAGCACCAACGTTAATTGCGTTTAAAAAACGTAATGGAAATTCTTTTGCTTCAGTATTCGGCAGTCCTTCAAAAATACTATCTTCCAGCCGAGCTAAAGACTCTGGTATCCCTAACTCCAGCTCGTAATCTTTATGACGTGAGCTATGAATAGTGCAACCAACCGCGCAGCCCTTGCCTTTTTCCCAATAATGGCCCTTAACTATTTCATCGGCATCATAATGAGCCTTTAATCTAGTTATATATTTGGCCTTAATCTTTTCGTCGTTATGAAATGCTTTCATTTTTATTCTCCTTCATCTCGCTTGGGTTAATAATTCCTACACTTCCTTTTTACTTAAAGCCACCAAACTGCGGCAGGAGGCTTTAAGTAAAAAGGAAGTGTAGGAATTCGTTTACTCTTGGTATATCATTCTGTTCCACCCTAAGGCCCTTCAGAGTTGGATATTAAGATTATACGCGTCTTGTACACCTCACAAAGAATAAGTAACAGGATACTATTTGTGACATTACCGGCAAAGAACTCGTATGCTGATAGGCTTATGATAATGATTATGTACAACATACATCATACCTTTTCATAGATAATTTATATCAGGTCTTCGTTTTCAGGGGGCGAAATAAGCGCATCAATCTGTTTTCGTGAATATCTACTGTGACCACCTATTGTCTTGAACTCAGGCACGAATTTACCAATGAGTCGCCACCTGGTAAGCGTGGATACTGAAACACCTAATGCTTCTACAGTCTCTTCTGTTGTGTAATACTTCACTATGAATACTCCTAAACCGTGTTATAATGACTCATTGTATAGCACGGTTTAAAGTAGTGTCAATGGTTATTACCATTAGATTGTAATTTTAATTTTCATCATCATACGAATCAGACGCGGCTTTACCTGTCTGTGAACCAATCAGTGCGTCGGCAAATCCTCTGTTATTAGACAACCATTTCTTCAGTCGACTGTCTAACAATTTACTGTTACCTTTACTCGAACCGTCCATCAGTATGATCTTCATTAATTCCTCATCAAGGGTTGCCTTCATTATAAGGGCCTCTGATTTATCAACAGTCATATTCTTTAGTATATCACCAAGTAATTTACTACCGGCAGAGGCGGTTTTAAGTGATGCTCCACCTGGTGCCATGGCGGCACCTCCTCTAGCACCCACCGTAGTGGTAATCATGTGTAATACCCTATTAGGCAGGTCATCAACAATCCTCTTTGTACTCATTGTTGTAGCTTCTACTAATTTTAATTCAGCTACTATCTGGCTTAACCTTCCTCTTTCTTCAGTGGTGAATATCTCCGCAAGTACAGGTTTAATCTTCTTACTGTCAATGAGATCGGCCAACTTACTACCAGATAAACCAGAAGTCTCAGTGAGATAATCCGTTGCTGACGTCTTGAGTCCCTTAAGTGCGTTACCTGACTTATCCTTGGCAACCTGCCTACGTAACTGCGCGGCTAACCCACCTGGGCTTTGACTCTTAGAATTAATTATTCTTTTAAACTCATCACCAACCGGAGCATCTAAATACTCTCCTGCAGCAGAATACTCTTTGCTGAACAATCTCTTCCTCAATCCCTCTGACCTAGCAGCTTTACTCGTTGCTGTGGAACTTGATGCTATTGCTGACTCAATGTTCGCCCGTAAGTCGGGCATGCCTTCGAGTATATCAACGTTATCATCGATAAACTTCTGTGCAGATTTAGGGTTAATTACACCGTCTTTAACTGCCCTCCGTTTGAAGTTGTTCATCACATATTCTGATAAACCAGATTTAGATCATCTGTTGGTGCGGCGTTCTCTAATTCTTTTATGGCAACACCACCTTTGTTACCACCTGACCCCACAACCCTGTCTAGCGCTAGTTCTGGTGCAATCTTATCACCACCTAACCTATCTGTGCGTAGCACTTTACCTACACTACCTTTTTTATACTTGTTACTCAACTCACGCGTGAAGTCGAGTGCTGCCCTTAATGCTTGACCAGCATCACCCTTTATATTATTTGCCTGTGCCCCCATGTCCTCTAATAAAACGTCTGATAACTCATTACTAATACGTGCTTTATTAAATTTACCTGCTGCGGCAGCAATACGTGCATCTTCGAGTAATTTACTACGTAAATCTTGAATTTCAAATATAGACCGGTGAGTGTTTGATGGAGCACTGGGCTTACCTCCACCAAGGTTAATCCGACCTACTGTGTCCTTACCTATCACACTATCCACTAATTCATCCGGTAAATCACCTTTACGCGCAACAGATGTGTTCCTGATTAATTCAGCCATCTTACTACGAGTTAATTTAATATCAACTTTGACATCATCAGGTACTTGTCCCCACAGATTACTCTCCCTGCCCTTCATTTTTCTGAGACCACTCTTTAGTTCATCTGTCACCTGCACGGATGCCTCAGACGACCCTTTACTTGGTAGAACTTTACCTGCATCATCAGCCGCGGACTTACTTGCGTTAGATACAAGCTCATCTGCTTTATCTAATACTGATGACCGTCTACCTTCAATGAATGATCTGGTGGCTTGAGGATCACCTCCGCCCAATTCACCCATTGCTGTGCGTAACTGGTCTTTTGCTACACCGGACTGTTCTTCGAATTTGATTCTATGAGCAGGAGACTCAATACCTACTTTGTTCTGTAATGCTACCAAATCCTCACTTCCGCTCTTCTGGGCAGGAGTTAAGTCAGATATAGTTTCTCGTTCGATACCTGCGACAGCAGATGGTCTATCGGGTACCATCTTAGCAATGGAGCTTCGTGCTCTAGGCATAGATGAACCGTCCCTGAAAGGAGCAGTGGCTGTTGACGCCACCCATTTAGTAGCACCACCAGTCGCTTTCGTAGCTAATTTAACCACAGGCGCAATAGTCTTCTCTAATATTGGCCCAGCTATAGCACCTGCTGTACCAGCTATTCCTGTGTCAATGGATTTCTTACCAAGGTTAAAATCACCTTTTTGTGGCGTACCGATCTCTAAACCTGCACCACCACTAAGTCCTTTTACTACGGCACCTCCTGGTACGAGAGAGGATAACCATGTTGACGGATTACCAGCAGCTATTGCGAAATCTGCACCTATTCCAGGTTGACCCTTCTTTATACTGTTGATGCCAATCGCGTCTTGTAGTACATCCTGCTGTTTAATAAGTTCTTCTGGTGATACATATTCAAAACCATCACTACCGAGTTGCACATCACCAAGGCCTGTCTTCCTGCCCATGTAATTAGCCATCTGAGAAAGTGACTGGTCAAAATCTACAGCACCTTGTTTTATACGGTTAACGAAACCTGTTTCTTCACCTGATAGGTTAGTCACAATATCATCTATAGAGTAACCTTGACTCCTGGCAGTCTCTATTTGTGGACCATGTCCCTGGTCGGATAAATATTGTATTATCTCGTCATCAGAGTAACCACTCTGTCGCGCGGCATACACTTTAGCATTATCTACCTGTGGAGCTCCACTTACCTGTCCCTTATGTCCCTGATTGGATAGATATTGTTCTATCTCATCATCAGAGTAACCATTTTGGTATGCCTCTTGCATCTTCTCATTCATCATAGTCCTCTGAATATATCATCAAGTGATTTTCTCTTACCGCCACCTGTTGTCTGCGCTGGTACATTGAGGTCTCTTAAGAAACGTTGTATATGTGTAGCACTAATATACTGCTCTCTCCTTGTCTTATCATCTAATGACCTATCATTTGCATCGGACATTGCATCATTGGCCATCACATTAAGACTAGATGCTAGTGACTCGATTTTAACTTGAGACGACTCACCACCTCTCCATATGGATGTGTCTACAGGGTTTTCTTCTAGTAAACGTTTTATTTCAGCGACAGGCATCCTCGGATTAACCGATAATGACATAACGAGTTGATTCTGAGACGTGGTGAGTGATTGTCTATCCTTCACTGTTTTCTTAACACTCTCTGGTATGGGTAGTGCCTGACCGAATGTATTAGCATATAGTTCACTAATGCCACCTTTAAAACCACCAACTTCACCTGCCTTGTCGTAAAGGTTAGCAGAAGGTTCTTGGGCAGGTAAACCTTGTTGTGGTGTACTACTAAACGCGCCTTGTTGTGGTGTAGCATTATTCCCACCAGGGTTGAATCTGTCTAACCCCATAATCTCATTCTGTAACTTATCAGATTGTAAGTTGTTTCTCCTTATACCAGAATTAGTCGATTGAATATCGGCAAGTCTACCTTGTCTATAAATATCAACATCATCGATCTCATTCTGTAACTTATCAGATTGTAAGTTGTTTCTCCTTATGCCAGAATTAGTCGATTGGATATCGGCAAGTCTACCTTGTCTATAAATATCAACATCATCGATCTCATTCTGCATCTTATCAGATTGTAAGTTGTTCTTTCTGATACTAGCTAGTGTACCTTGCCTGGCCAACTCATCATCTCTAAGCTTACCCTGGTTGGGACGACTAGTAAGGTATTTAAATAAGGAATCATTGAATGATTTCCCGACTTTTGCCCAAGGGTCATAATATTCTCTACTCATGTGTAAAATCCCCCGAATGCTTGTGGATTAGTTGATCTATTAGCAGTTGCCGTGGTAGATGAGGAAGGTGTAGACGCTGCAGCGGCACCTGCTCCTGCCGCACCTGCTCCTGCCGCACCTGCGAATGTACCACCTGCTGTTGCCGAACCAATTAATGCTCCTGCCCTACCTGCTTGATTCACAATACTGAGCGAACTGTTTGGTGCCTTAAATGCCTTATTGGCAGCAAAATCTAGCTCCAATGGTAATAGGCCCATTTGACCTCTGGCCCTGTTACTTAACCCTCCGAATCTCCTCGCAAAGGCATTATTACCTAGCCCCATACCTAGCTGTGTATCACCGTACCCGCCTAGTGTTGCCAGACCTTTATTATCACGGTTAGCCCTATCGTCAGCTTTACCGAAAGCAAGTTCTCTTGATGCTGCGACATTACCTGGTGTGGAATTAAGTGCCACGTAATCTTCTGGTATTTCGGCCTTCGATGCTGTGAGTGCGCCCAACCTGTCATTAGCATTACCTGTTAATGATTCATTGAATCCCTCAACACCTTGTGATTCAGTGAGTCGTCTCACATCTTGACCAGCCTCATCTGCAAAAACAGCCTGATCGTCCATGCTCCTTTTAAACGCCTTCTCTCTGGCTGTCTGCTGGGCCTGTATGTTACGATTATATGATTTGGTCTGGTTATTGGTTGACCATGCAGATGCACCCGCTCCTACCGCTGCTATACCTACGCCTATTGATACTGGGTCACACATTTATCACCTCAAATTTACAAAACATTTCACCCCTAAACCCTACAGGTTCAGGCTCGTGTACCTTGCAACCTAACCATTTTATCCACCTCAGAGCAGCTTCATGCTTGGCGTGAACATAATTGAATAGGTACTTCTTATCCTTGATTAGATCAGCAAACACTTTCTTAGAGTGTTGCCTCACTAAATCCTTATGGTCTTCAAATTCATCTGTAGCCAGCATCCACACAATATGACCAGTTCCACTGACCACGGTTGCACCGTACATACATACTAATTTTCCGTCCATTTCCCATACATTAGAATTATCGAATATTCCTGGGGTGTTGTTTAATACCTCACATATCGTCCTTTGGGCAAATAAGAAGACCTCTAATTTATCAGCCTCTCTAGCATTTTCAGCAAGGTACTCAATGTCAAATATGTTTGGTCTTCTTATTATGCCTGTGTTCATAACCAATTACTTGTTAATTACTATTATAAACTTTTCCTTGGGTTGATGAATTACCGAAACTCTTTACACCACCACCTTGTCCACCACTATAACCTTGTCCGCTATTGTATATGGCCGTTGAATTACCCAGATTACTGAAGAAGTCACTGAATGTATTAGCCAACGGATTACTTGGCAGAGTAGGTGTTAACGCAGAAGCAGCAGATGCTGATGCGGCTGCTGCAGCACCAGGGTCTGCTGCTGCACTATTGTTTGCATACAATTGTGATTTACGCTCATCAACGTTGCCCCTGAGACCATTAACTGCACCAAGTGCCTCATTAGTGATACTACCACGTTGTGTGTTGTAATACTCCTGCAGGTCACCCATTTGTGTAGCACCTGTGCTACTAGTAAGGTTACCTGTCTTTGCGAGCTGTAAAGTTAACCTCTTCCTAGCGTCATCATATTGGTCATCTAATTGTGGGTTATAGTAACCAGTGTAATCGTTCTGATATTGGTTATAAAAATCATCATCGTACCCTGCAAAATTATTATTAATCTCTCTTGTACCGTTAGTGATGCGATCTTGTTTTGCGTTCTCGGCATTCCTGGCGATTGTTGCAGAGTGGTCTATTGGTTGGTCTGGGTTTGAAGTGCACATGTTATCCGTCCTCATATTTATTAGCGTAATGCATGGCGAGTGCAGAGAGCGTTGCCGCACCTGCTGTGGAGCAGGTCAATGTGATTCCGAATAATGAGCCTAAACCCACTATTGCGTGTCTTGGTTTACCGTAGGTAGTACCCACAGCAACACCTTGTGATACACTCACTGTATCGTCAGCAGGGTTAGGTAGTACAGACACCTGCCAATTATTAGTAGCAATTATATCAATACCGTTCAACTCCTTAAATGCTGCTGGAGCATTTGCTGAGATGTAAGGTAATTCTACCACAACTGGTAGCACGTTGTCATCAGGATATTCGTCATTATCAGTTCCGCCGTATAAATACAACGCCTCATCACCATCATCATCTGTGGCACGTGCATATACTCTGTCACCAATACTAGCAAAATGCGTGATTGTTATGTCTAAATCGTAATATGACCATGCTGAAATCTTTTTAGAGGGGAAGAACGAAAATACATATATTCTTGTACCAACGGCAAGCCAATATCTACCGTCTATTGGTTCAATTATAGCAGTAGCTGCTGCTATCTGGGATTCCGTCAAAGTATTTAAATATTCCCTTACGTGGGCATCAATTGATGTACCAACATCTGATACATACGCCGAGTTGGATGAGTCTCTTGCTTTTACTGATCTTATGCCAGAAGAGGCAAGGTAGAATACATCATTATTACCGTATGATATAACCGACCTTGGGGCAACTGTACCTGTGTTCTCTAGTGTCTGGAGGAAAACGTTGGCGGCAGAGTCTTCAGCTATTGACCATATACGTATCTGTGAGGCGGAGAAGATTGCCATCAACCCTTGATACTCCGCTGCGGCTGTTAGTACTTCCTGACCAGCTGTCTGAGACGCCATATTGATAAAACCATAGTCTATACCAGATACCCATTGTGTAGGTGCGTTAAGAGCACAGAAATATAAATTAGATGCTGCTGTAGAGTACATCTTAGACTTGAATGTTAACGCCGTGGTACCTGTACCAGATGATCTACCTGTGACAATATATTCTTCAGTAGTATTGATTGTAACTTTGAATTGGTCAGCAGTCTCAAAAGTGCCACCCACTGTTACCTGGAATACCTGGGCTACAGCAGAGACTGCTGTAACACCACCTGACATTGGTGAACCTGCTGTAGTTGTAACATCACCTGAGACGTTCACCACTACAATAAATGCGTTCGGTGATGCGCCTGTACCGGCTAATGCTGTTATAGTAATTACAGGCCCATCAACTGAAACATCATACTCAGGTGTGGACGTGAAAGCGTCTAACTGTGTTTCTATTGCACTTGCGGTTACAGAGTTCGATGTAATCCAATCAACCGCAGCGTTCAATATATTGACACCATTTACTGTAATAGAATCTACCTTGTTTACACCGGGGTTGGCTGTGCCCCCGGTTACGGTGATATCAGCAGTCGCTAATACCTCTGTAACGGCCTCTACATTAGCGACAGTCTCCACAGCAACTAGTGTTTGATCATTTACTGAACCATTGTTTACCGCGCTTGTGCCGACGGTAAAAGATGTTCCTGCTGTAGCAGAAGTAATGGTCACAATATTAGTTGCTACAGATGTATCCACTGCTGCCGATTGTGTTATTGCCGATGATAACGCTGTAGCAATGGCATTATTACTACCTATCGTAGTTGATAATGTATCCCAGTCAGTGACTCTATCCGTATCATAGAAATGATACACTTCACCGTCACTATATTGTATCGCTGAATATAATAACCCGTCAAAAGGCTCACCGTCTAATATGTCAGTTATTGCTGTGGCAGGGGTAGGGTGCTGTGTTAATAAATGAGTCACACCAGATGGTACGTTACCAGCCTCGCTAGCATCATAACCTACTGTATACAGAGCATCGTTTATTGAGAACAATCCCCTGGTAGTAGAAGGGAAAGCGTCTACTAGTACAAAACTCTTACTTCGTTCAATGTCACCACCGCGTGTTAAATGTGCATTCTTGAGCGTCCAGGCAGAACCTAGTTCCGCTACCACCCTGGAAGCCCGTGACCTGTCCATGCCTAACCTGAAATCCTGAATTTGGACATATGGCATTAGCTACTCACCGTGATTGTTGTTCTGTAACCACTAGGGTATCTCAGTCTATTACCAATACCCATCTGTATTATGGGTGAACCTTTAGCCTCATTACGTTTTAATGTAACTAATCTATTGTTTGCTTGTTCTAGCTTCGCTTGAGCGTCCTTTGCTCCCTGACGGGCTAGAATTTCCGCCGATGCATAAAGTATAATCAAGCGATCATCAATATCAGCAGTGTCAGATTCCTGCACCAATGATGATAATGTCTTGGTTCCGATGAAGTACATGGATTGTGTTTCAGAAGCAGGTATCGGCCATACTTCGAGTTGTTCGACTGAGCCTGTATCACGTATATCCCATTTCTGTGTAGGGTCAGCTTGCGCAGGGGAGGTAGCATTACTATCGTAAGCAGAGTAATCACTCAGTTCTATACCACGTCTCATATCCTGGTATACACCATTTCTATACAGCTTCACCGTCTCAATACGATCAAAGTTTAACCCTGAAGGCATTGTATAATACCTCTGACTAGCGGCTAGAGCAAGGGTCCTCTGTACCCTCATGTGCTGCCAGTCATTGTCGTCATACAGTTGTTCTTGGACACGTCTCAGTATTTCTTTGAGGTTATCTAACTCATCAACACCTACCGCAACATTCTGGCTACGGCCAGTTTCAGCACGTAATTGCGCCACTAGTGCTAAAAGTTGTGTTCTTCGTGCCATCAGTTACCCCAATAAATCAGCTAGCCTCACCTCATCAGGAGACTTAATCGTCTCCATTCTTTGTAATTCAGCCTCTGTTCTAGCCTCGTAACGGTTGTGTTTATTACCATCACCTTCGTCAATTCTGGTTATGTTCTCTATTTCTATCTCACCGTCAATGTTGAATCTCTCTAATGACTCTTCAGGTAAACGGGAAGGTAGTGAACCAAGTGGCCCGAAAATAGCATCTACGTTCTGTTTCTTCCTCTTAAGGGCCTTGTCATAAATAGTTTTCAATCTACGTCTTTCTTGTGCGGCATTAACGTGATCATTCTTGATTTCTGCGACATTATGTATCGCGTCTTTACCGTGTATATACTGTAAAAGTAAGAACTCAGGTGCAGTAACAGTTTTTCGCACTTCGTTCATCGCAAATCCGTTTAAACGGAGGATTATATCATAAGAGTACATATACATTGCCCTTGTACTAAATTGTTAAAAATATACAGGCGGTGTGGCGAACACCACCTGTACGTATAATAATATTAACCTGCGTACTGGTCAATACCTTTGTAAGTAGGATCAGTGGTCAATAATACCAATGACTCAGCAGTTGCACCGTCAGGTGTTGTTACCGGGGAATAAGTACCACGGACATCACCAGTTGTGGCAGTTGCTACAGCTGTTACACCTGCCACGAACGTACCAGCTAATGCGTTGGTAGGTTCAATCTCGACGTAACCACTAAGTGCTCCGGCAGTAGCGAACTCTGACGCTGGAATTATTTCCAACTCATCACCAACTACTACAGCAATTGACGCATGACCGGCAGTAGGTGTATCTGAATCAAGATCACCTGCTCCGCCACCGTCTGCGACAGTTACACTAAGCCCATCAACAGAAGTGTTATTAACCTTCATGGTAACAGCACCACCTGTTGTTACGGCTTTCCAAGCAATTGTTACTAGCTTACTTATACTACCAGCAACAGGGCAAGGCAGGCTGATTGGTGTACCGGCCAATAGATCAGTCTGGTCTATCTGGAAGGGTACACGTACCTTTCCACCTTGTGCAGTAGGGGCAGTGATTCTAACACCAGCCTCATACTCCGCAATGATCTGACCTGCGTCACCTACAAATATAGGTAGACCAAACACATCACCTGTACCAACAGTTAGGCTAGTTATATTAGTACTAACTGTAATATCAGTAACGGTCTTAAATGCCTTAGCCCCAGTGAATGATGTACCAGAAGCAGATGACTCAACAACCACGTTACCGTAATCGTCAGTACCTGTTAACGTAAGTACAGCAGTGGTGGTCCAAGCAGCAACAATGTTCCGTGGAACATCAGCAGTACCTGCTAACGCACCAGCAGCTATTGCAGCAGCTGCAGTAGCGCTCACTGAGAACACACCAGCGGATGTCAAATCTTGAGATGCGCAGTAACCGTCAGCGTCTGCAGTATCACCTGAACCTATATCCATACGAATAACTTCACCGATAGATGAGTTGTTCACATCTTCAGATATACTGGTAACAGCGTCACCATCATCTGAACCCGCGATATTCGCCTGGATAGAAACTTCAGATCCAGAAGGTATTGCTGTAGAACCATTGTATGTAACAACAATGGACGCACCGAATGCTACAGTGAAGTTTGCAGGTTGTAGGTATAATTTCTGGTGTTTATCAACCCATAATTTATGCCCATAATCCGCGAAGTTACCTGCACTAGTGTTGTCAGGGTATGAGAAGGTAACAGTTGCGCCTGACGCGACTGCTGAACCTAGAGTAGTTGTAGAAATTTTAAACATTCCATAGTCTCCTTAAATAATTATCTAATCCAAATTAACGAACATTAAGCGATAGTGAATACACCACTTGTGTTACGTTGTCTGCAAACCAAACCAAGTACATCAGTTACCGCACGGTAAAGAACATATTTAGAAGCTGGTCTTGCTGGTGAATGTTTCTTAGACTTCTCACCTTCCATATACATAGGGTAGATACAGTTGGTGTCGATGGCGTAGAAATATTTAGCCTCACCTTCATCATCCAGTGTTGGGTCATAAGTGATCGTCAACCCTTTGAATGATGCATCAGCCATACTGAAGTCGATACTACCTTTACCTGCCCATCCGTTTTGAGTATAAGTACCATTAATGCGCATTTCCTTCTCTATTGCGTCCAGGAAGTCTGAACCAGCAAAGAATTTATGTTTAGGGTTACCGTATCTCATCAACTGACGCATGCCTGTTTGAACAGCTGTAGCAATCGTCGAGCTAGCAGGGGAAGCGGTTGATATAGCCAATGATGCGTAATTTCTCCACCATGTGTTAGAGGACTGATCAATACCGCCTATAGTTAATGCAGATGTAGGGTCAGGTAGAATGAAAGACTTAACACCAGAGATCAGAGACGAATCAGCAGAACCGTCACGCCAGAACATATTATTGAATCCGCGTGAACGACCTTCCATCATACTCTCAAGTTTATCATCAAGCAGGTTAGCAAGCTGGATTTCTTCAGAGGCGCTATGGTTAGACTCACCACTACCTGTAACAGTCTCATTAATAGATATACCGTTACGTTGTAGCTCATCATAGGTAACTTTAATACCCTTATGTACACGTTTGTACTGGTATGTAGCCATTTTAATGTCGGCAGGGTTGCTGTAATCAACCTCATCATCACCTTCCCATCCTTCTATCTCGTCATCATATTCACCTTTCACGCGAACTGTAAGGTAATCCTTACCGCCTGGGAAAGTCTTATTGATGCCACTGAAGGCTTGCAAAAGTGGTTTGTTTTGAATGGTCTGGGAGAATATTTTCCCCTTGTCCATATGGAAATCTATAGTAGCATTAGCAATATTCTCTAATTCTTGTAGTGTGAAACTCATATCCGTTTCTCCATTGTTTGAGTGTTAAAAGTTAACTCCCACGACTATGACGAATTATATCTAACGTAGATTGCGGCTCAAGTTTAGAATTAGGTGAATTACCGCCACTGTTAATGGTGACAACAGGCTTCTTCTGGATAAACTGACGCATTTCTCTTTCGACGTCACGTTTAACCCTTTCAGCAATTTGTGTTGCTTCCCCAACAGACCTTGGCATCCGATTATTCTGACTCATCTCTAACCATGTTAGTTTCATTCTATCACGTACACGTGAAGTCTTTAATTTATAATCAATGTCAGATTTTCCCCACTGATTTTCAAGGTCACCTAATGCGACCTGAATATCTGTAGTTAATTTCAAATGATTGTCCTGAAGGGCCTGTTGTTGACGCTGCTGTTGGGTCTGTTGTCTCACATCATTTTGCTTGATAACAGCCCTCTGACGGGATAACTCGAACGCATGATCGTCCTTAATATACCCATCTTTCACCTGAGCTTCGAGGTCAGGTGGTAATACTTCACCAGTACTCTTTAATAAGTTATTATAATAAGGGGTTAACATCGCCAGTGCTTTAACTGGGTCATTCTTCATTAACGCACCAATATCAAATAATGTATTGGCCTCATCAGTACTAATACTATTAGTACTACAGAAGTCATCGTACTGACGCTTAAAACCAGCATCGGCTTCAAACTCTTCTACTTTGGTTTTCAGTGTAACAATTTCTTGTTTCTTCTGAAAATCACGTTTTTGGAGTTTTTCAAACCTATCACGAGTTTCGGCTTTCACTTGTTTCTTCCAAGCAGCAAGCTCCTCCTCAGTCTCTTCAGTGTCATCATCCTCAATGTCAGATTTACCTTCCGGTTCATCCTCAACTACGGCTGAATCTTCCCCCTGATTAGTATCAGGTTCACCTTTATCTACACTCTCAGACTTAATCGCCTCTCTTACAAGGTCAAGCGTCGTGCGAGTATCGACTTCCGGTTGCTCTGAAACGGACGAATCTCCAGAAGTGGTTTCACTGTCCTGATCTATTGAAGCGGACGAATCCTCAGTGTTCTGGTCCAAGTGGTCAGCATCGTTGGATGGCGAATCCAACTTGTCTTTCGACATAACGGCCTCCATCTAAGGGTTTGCACGTTTCACAACGTTCAATTTGCACTATATTCTATTAGTATCGTTCACTTATATAAATAGTACAACTAAAACTATGACAAAATGTGGTGTACAAGTCAACAATAAAAACAATATATATTGTTATTTATATTAGCCCAGTACCAGGTGTCTCATAACTAGGTTGTCCACCTGCCTCATTCGCAACAGGGTTTGGTGCATTATTAGAACCCTCATCACCCTGAGAATTAGGGTCATCTTGAGTACCTTCACCACCTTTCCCTGGCGGGCCTGCGTTCCTTCCTGCTTGAGCATTTACTGCTGTGATAGACGGCATACCTTCTATGATAACATCATCTATGTCTATTTCGAGAAGGTCCGCATACCTTTTAGCAAGAGGGTACGGGTTAACACCAGGTAATTGTAGAAGGTAAGGCATACCACGTTCCATATTAGCAAGTTCTGCTGCCTTATTGGGCCTACCCGATGAACCTGCCTTAACCTTAAGGTAAACCTGTTTGGCAACCTGTTCACGGTCAAGTTCAGGCCACATCGCACCTTCCCCTGCTATACTTTTCACTGTTTCGGCAGACAGTTCCATTAACATTAATTGTCCTGCTGCAGAAACGAAGTCCGATAAGAACTCATCTAAGTCATCAACATTAGATGCTAGTGTGGTCATACGACTGTTCTCACCAATAGATGCTTCAGTAGCAGTACTACCTGAATTACCACCAAGATTAGCCTCCTGTGCCCCTACAGTACGTAATATGTCTTCCATTTCCGAGTTGGTCTCATATAATGCAGGGTCAATTGGTACCGCCTGAAAACGTTGTATCAGATTAGTGATAGGCTCATTAGTCCCCATACCATCAAGTTCAATTAATCCATGAGCAGGTGAGTTGGCTAGGATGTCCTTATCAGCCTGTGACAACCTGCCTTTAATCGCCATATACTTAGGTTTATTAGCTTCACGATGCATCCTTCTGTACTCCCTCGAACGGTTGTACTCAGCCTGTACATGTTTGAGTTGATGAACATCTGACAGAGGGAACAGTTTATCTTCTGATTCTGATTCATTGAACGTGATTGAGAATATGGGCCAGAAACCTTCCATCCAATATTCAGGAGCAGATGGTTCTCTCAGAAACCCACCATACCCGTCACATAATGTGAATGTCTCATTGAGGTCCTTGTTATACACTTCCCATACGAGCACGAGTCCTGTTTTCTTGTCAACAGCCACAGTGGTATCTGACTCAACATCTGCCAGATAAACGGCCTGTTGGTCAAGGTCATCATTCGTGTAAGTGTAATGATTCTGACGTATGTCCTTCTGGTATAGCTTCTGTATATCATCAGGTGATTTATAGAACTCACGCGCGACCCACCCTGCGCCAATGAACCCTGCTAACTGCTTACATGCAGTATCAGGGATTATTTCCGTAGAGCGAGGAAACATGAATAATGGTCCTTCACGTAGTATCGTACTTGTTTGATCTTCTAACTGCTTAATCAATTGTTCCAATTCGAATAACTCATTCTCGTTACCTGAATCGATTTTATCGTCCTGGAAGTCCTGTAACCTGCGTTGCATCTCGGCAAGCGTATTACGTGAGTCTTCAAGTTTCGCCGTATCATCTGGTGAAACTTCTGCATACTGGCGCTGGAAACCAAGCATCATGTAACCCACACCACATGTCTTGGCCCTCCTAACCATACCTTTCATACTGGGCTTGAGTCTAGGCTTCTGCTCATTAGCGAAATAATCGAAACATATCTCCATTGTCTTACCGACCCTGTCAATCATGTCTTTCTTCTGCCTACCTTGTTCAATATCTTGTAATATTCCCATAGCGTTAGGGTCAGGTATCCCCGTCATCTGTACAGATTCCTGAAAGGTCTGCATTGCTGACATCGCCGTATCAGGTTTACCGTCCCATACTACGAAATCAAGTGTCTTCCTCTTCTCTGCTATTGCAACAGGGTTCTTGGCGTATAATGACGCCACGGACTGATTTATATAACGATTAACAACAGGTACTGTATAATTCTTATTACCTATCCATTCATCTGACGCACCTTGTCTGGCGATCTTCATATCATCACGCATACGTGAGAAGTCCTTCTCCCAGTACTTCTTTGCTGCCTTGATCCTATCTTGCCACTTACTAATAGATAACCTAACCGCTGTTTCCGGGCTAGGTGTATCACGATCAACACCTGATGATTCATCACCCATCTCATTGATGCACTTATCGCACATTGTATCAACGGTACATTCGGGGCATTGTCCCCCCATTAATTCAAATCCTTCCATAATCACCACCCTTTACTATTATTTGATAAATTGTTTAATCTACTCTCAGCAGCAGCCGCCTGGATTAACCATGCACCAGAGCCTACTCTTGGTGCATTACTTACCGTAGGCCTAGGTACATCAGCAGATAGTTCCTTGTTCAACCCTAAACCAATATGTGCCAACCAGTCAGCAAAGTCATCATGTGCACCATGAGGGAATTTCAGTAATTGGTTCTTAGCATCAGCCCACCAAGGGGCAAATCTTGGAAATCTAACCTTACCCATCGACATTCTACCCTGGATTGAACGTGCCCTAGCCGCCTTATCCTTGGTAGGTACTACAGGGTCAATCATTGTGTACGTACGTGTTTCGACCATCCTCTTTCTTAGGAAAGGCCCGAATGACTTCGATATCAGCTCAGATTCCATCCACCAGATTGAAGGTTTATGGTCCGTCATCTGATTAAGCATCTCCTCAACAGTTCTATCAGTCTGCATCCTGTCCATAACAAGAGTAGGTAGAACCCAAATATCATCATGTTCGTCAATACCGACACACCCAATAACAGTAAAATCACGGTCTGAGTTAAGTGAAACAGCATGGTCCGATGCACCATAAATTTTGAGGTTAGCAGGTAATTCATTTGGCCCATATTCAACCATCATAGAGTCAGTAAAGTATATACCATCATCAGGGGACGGGCTACCCATCACAAGCGCAGAGAATGAGCGAGGGTCACCCCTCTTCCATTGGGCAAAGAATTGCAGATTCTTCTCTTTCTCCCAGAGTGCCACCATCGGCTTATTACCAAACTGTGATAAAACCTTGGGGTCGGTCTGCACTTTCAATTTCAGACCGAGTGCGGTTGCCAATTTCTGCTCAGTTATTATCCCTGGTATGTTCATGTAAGTCCAGTCTTCTGATATACCAGCAAACCTTTTATTCCTATCAGGATGAGAAGGGTCGCACAACCGTCCTATTAAATCATCTTCTGCCCAACGTGTTTGTATCACACATATTCTGGTCTTATTTGAACCGCGTGAGTATGCTACCTTAAAGAACCAGCTCCATATCCTCTCAAGATGAGAAGGTGTGAAGTCATCATCATCGCCTTTATAAGGGTCATCAATGATGAAATAGTCACCGGAACGACCTGTTATTGTACCACCAACACCAATGAAGAATATCTTACCACCTGCTTCATTCTGCATGAATGATTTACTTTTGGCACTTTTCATGAAATCAACGTCAGGGAATACTTGGGAATAAACAGGCCTATCCTTAATCATCTGCCTGAACTCATGACCCAGCTCATCAGCACGAGTCTGGTTATATGTTGCGACAATGATTTTTGCTCTTGGGTTCTGCCCCCATATCCAAGCTAAACCTAGTTGTGTTAAATGGGCAGTCTTACCGTGCTGAGGGGCAATAGACACAGCAACCCTCTTCATTTTACCTGAATATAAACCCTCAACTATTTCACATAACATCTTAGCGTGACCCACCGCTTGATATTCACTCTTGATTACATCATCAGGGTCTTCGGGGTCAGGCATCATTATCTTACAGAATGCTGACATACTTGTCTTGGCGTCCTCAATCAATGCTTGACGTTGCATGAGAACAGTAGTCTCTTTTAACTGGGCGTCCGTTAAACCGGAATAATCAATCTTCTTTGCCATTATACCTTACTTAAAGCCTGTTGTTTAGAATAGCACAATTTGTATAACCTGGTAAGACGTACAGTATATCGTACAAGTCCGCCCATATCATTACCTCTAAATTCTTGCAGTCTCTCACAAGGATGAGACAAATTAGCCGGGGCTACTGGTGGCTCTACGTAAGAGCTGCAACCCATCAGCAGGAATAATGCAATTATAATCATCTTCATAAGTCATCCTCATATTGATCTTATTATAAATTTCATCAATGTTAGCACGAGCCGCCTCAAAATCATCAGATGCCTTATTCTGTTTCGACACCTGCCTATTAATAGACCTGACCTGTTTACCCTGTTCAACAACTCCTCTTAATTGCCATCCACAAGAGAATATGATTAATGTTGCGCCTATCACTAACGAGACCTTCCAGTTACCCCTAAACAATAGTAATAAAGGCATATCAATTATCCTGTTTGATCAATCTGCCTACTACACCCAAAGCTAGTAATGATATAGTAGATATTGTCACGAAACTATCAGGTAGAGAAGTACGCATATCAACTGGCACATAACCCCAAGCACCATGTAACGCTGTTGCCAGCACCATGCAGTGTACAGAGAACCACTTCCAGCAATCTTTCCATTCATATATCAACTTTAATTTTAACATAGTCTAACCCTCCAAGATTATACGTGCAACACGCGCTGCACGATTAGGTGTATCAGTTTTAGCCCATTTAGAGTCAAGTGCCTGACGTGCAGCTTCCTGAAACTGTCTGTTCTTCAAGGCAGAGATCATTTTTTTGAAACCAAATAAACCTCTTACCCCTAACTGATACGCCATGTTTATCAACGCCCTCTGCCTACGCTCCGTCAGATCGATCCACCAAGGAATACCTGTATCGAATTCCTTGACTATGATATTTACTCTATTCAGGCACAACTGTTCCGCCTCTTCTTTGCTTATGCCACCACCTTTACGTACGTCTATGAGCGTACCTATACCTATCGTGCTATAACCTAAATGGTCCTTGTACTCATGCAGCACACAACCCTCATCTGATGTGAGTTCAGCTAATAATTGATTCATATTCATATCATTGTCCTCCTGGTGTCATTTTAACAGCGGTCTTTATGAATGATTTAACCCAATCCAGTGTCATGATGCCGACACCAACTATCATCATCCATATTAGAGCACCTATTGTCTTTTCGAGTATCGCCTGACGTAAACGTCTCTTCTCAGCAATAGATTCAATCATATACTCATGGAAACGCCTATGTCCATCATATTCACCTTCAGGGATCGCTGTCTTCAACATCTCACTATCACTCTCAGCAGAGAAACACCTTCTCTCCATGGCAGCAAGTTGCTGGTTCACCTCACTGGTTACAGTCTTATTCTCCATTAATAACTCAAGTATCCTATCATACTGAGGGTCTGAGTTATCATGATGGATGTAAGGTAACTGTTCCATCAAACATACCCCGTAAATTCTTCCATACTGTTGATAATAATGTCCTTTACTGCCAGATCATCAACAACATCAGTAAAATTTATATATGTATACAAATTAGGTAAACCCGTAGATATTACCTGGCCTACCCCCAGCACACCGTAATTGACAATTGTATCATCGTTATTACATGTAATGTAGTATACTTCTTGGCCTGGGTTAATGAACTCTGGCATTATACTTGCCCTCCATCAGTGATTGTGAGGCCATATTTTGTTATAAGTGACGCCCGTGCTGTAGCCGCCGCACCTGCACTATATTTCGTGAGGCCAACGCCTAAGCTCCAACCGCTTTGCAAGCTAGGAAGCGAATCTAGATAAATAAGTAATGCGTCATAGTTAGCAGTACTATACACTGCACCGGCGGTATTCAGTATGTTAGCCGCATTACTAATATTAGCCCAAGGCCAGCCCCTGAAATCTTGATTAAACTTAGTTGTATTGCCTAAGTTTTGATATGATGTTGAGCCGGCAGATGGTACAACGCTACTA